TATGCTTGCTCCCGGAGGTCCACCCCCTGGGGCGATGGCTGGAGGCCCACTACCCCCAGACGGGGCGCCTCCAGCCGGTCCCCCGCCGACGGCCATGGCGGGCGGTAGCATGGATGCGCTGATGAAACTGCTCGCTGGCCTGGGTGGGGCTAAGCAAGGGATAGGCTAATGTTCAATTGGGATTGGCGACGCATCCCGGGCGCTCCTCCGACCTTCACCATGTTCGGTGCGGAGGGCGCCGTGCCGGCTCCGGTGCTGCCAGTGGTGCCCGGCGGGAGTTCGGCTGTGCCATCCTTCACGACGGCTGTGCCACCGACCCCACCAGTACCGCCCACCCCGTCTGCTCCAGCCCCGCCCACACGGCCGCCGTCGCTGACAATGTTCCCTGGCCTGCCGATGGGTCCGCATACGGGCCGTGAGACCATCTCGACACCGCCTTCTGTACCTGACGGGAACCGACCACCCATCCCGCTCCTCGGGCCGGGCACAGCGACTCCGGCGGTCACCGGGGCACCCATCTATCCCGCTACCCCGGAGACGGCTTTCGGTAATCCTGCCCGGCGCGAGGCGACACGTCTGTTAGCGTCGAATGCGCCTAATAAAGGCGGCTTGGACGACATCTGGGAGCGGGTGAAGAACGGCGATTTCAACAGCGCTCTCACCAGCATGGGCAAGAGCTTTGGCGGCGGGGGCGGAGGCGGAGGCGGTGCGGTCGGTGGGGGTCAGGCGCCTGAGAAAGCGCAGCTGATCCCCGGGCACGCGCCGCACAAGCCGCAAGTGGCTGTGCCCTCGATCGAGAAGCTCATCGCGAACTCGGCGGGTAACCTGACGCTGCAGGAATTGAAGCAGAAGGCAGCCAAGCGCCGGAAGGCGCAGGACAAGTACGACATCGAGAACTGGGGACAACGCTAATGGGCGGTACGGGCAACACGGGGGCTACCATGGGCCCGCAGACGCCGGGTGGTGGCACGGTGACGCCGCCCGGATGGGCGACGCAGGCTAGTCAGGCAGCGCCGCCGACACAGGATCCCAAGGCGGGTGCCCTCGGCTTACAGAGCGGCCTCCTCGCAGCGCCGCAGGCCGTAACCTCGCCAGCCGCTACAAGCGATTGGCGCAGTAGCTTGGCGGGCGTGTGGCCGGAAGGTCGTCCCCTACCGGAGGAAAGCGACGCCAACAACCATGGCTTGGGTTATACGCTGCCACCCAAGGCGAAGACAGATTACATGAATGCCATGGCTACCTGGGCCGCGCGAGCGCCGACGAATGCCGCCGATCTCGCCGCTTGGCAAGCCTCGAAGCCCGTCAATACTTCCACTGGCGGCACCGGGAGCGACGCTTACTGGGGAGAGCCCGTCCAGACGGGCGGCTTCTTACGGCCGGCTTCCGGCACACCACAGGCACCCGCGCAGGGCAGTAACCCGCATACACCACCGGCATCGCGAGGCATGGTCATGGGGCCAGGCGGCTTCATGATACCCGACGTCGGCTACGACTGGCAGCAATTCATTCAGCCGGGCGACGATAACAACCATGGCTGGGGCTATTCGCTGCCCCCGATGGCGAAGACAGACTACGGCTGGGATATGAACAATTGGTTCGCGAATGCGCCGCCGATAGGGGCGAGCTCGGCCGAGATAGCAGCTTTCCTAGCCGGGGTCCCTAAGAACCCCTCCAACCAGTCCGGCGGCACTGGTGCCGATGCTAACTGGGGAGACCGCATCTATACGGGCGGTACACTACGACCACCTTCCGGATTCTAACGGGCCAACATGATGGAAACGATCGGCGACAACATCATGGCCATCCTCGGCATCATCCCGGTGCGGGATCGGGCCGGGATTCCCCGTTCCAACCTGGCCGTCGAGGCGGCGAAGTCGAAGCAGGCGACCGACCAGATGATGAGCGGTCCGCAGGCGTCGATGCAAATGCCCCAGGCGCCGCCCCAGTTCAAGCCTCCCCAGGAGCTGATCGGACAGAACGGCCAGCTGCAGCTCCCCGAGGAGGTGCCGACCGACTACGCCAGTGGTAAGGCGCCGCGGCCTCCCGCGCCGAAGGCAGGGCTGAGTGCACCCTTGGCAGAAGCTCCGGTCATTCCGGCGGGGCGTGAGCGCGTTATTGAGTCGAGTCCGGCGGCTGCTCCGTCTCAGCCTTTGCAGCGGCAGGCCTCCGACATCTATGCGGAGGCGGTCGCCCAGAATGCCCGCCGGCAGAAGATGATGCAGGTCTTCGGCAGCCTGGCGATGATGGCCAACGCCTTCAATCGCCACCCCGACGCCGGGCAGACGACGGCGCAGCTTGCCGGCATGGTCGGCGGTGCTGGTGGGCATGGTGGTGGGGGTGGTAATGACCTCGCTTCCCTCAAGACCATCCTCGAGCTGCGTAAGGGAGAACAGAGCGAGGCTGCGTCTGCTGCGGCCCGGCAGCGCTCGATCGATGCGTTGGTGGCGCAGGGCGTCCCCCGCGAACAGGCAATCGTCGAGACCGACAACAACCTGCATACCCAGCGGCTCGGTCTTGCGGGTGAACAGGCGCGGGAAGCCATCCGCCGCGACGAGCAGATCCGCAAGGATCTGGACAACCCGGCGGCAATCGCGGAACTCGCCCAGATGTACCACATGACGCCCGCGCAGATGCAGACCGCCATCCGCAACGGGACGGTCAGCAAGTTCACCGACCCGGCGATTCTAGCCGAGGTCCGCGACAAGCACGCACAGTCTGCCGAGCGCGAACAGAAGACTGCCATCACAGGAGCTGACTTCGCCAGTCGCGAAGAGGCAAGACGTAACCCGGAGGCTGTCGCTGCCCGATATAGCGCGAAGCTAGGCAGGCCGGTCAATGCCGGCGAGGTCTTGATGGGCGCATCGACGGAGGACGGCTGGAAGAAGTTCAACGAGGAGAACCTCGCGACTGGACAGGCCGGGATTGCCAGTACCCGCTCACAAACGAATGAGCGGATTGCCAAAACCGACGAAGAAGTGCGGTCGACCGAACAGAAGCGCAAGGCGGACACGGCTCACGCCTTCTATAAGGACAACCCCGAAGCCTTCGCTCGGCTGCACAATCTGAAGGACGTGGACGAAGCCCGCCGGATCGTCGACGACCGCAAAGCCTACGATAAGTACCAGGAGACGAGTGGCCCCTCGGCTTATGCCGGGACTGCGGCCTACCATGATTATGAGCGAGCCGAGCGGGCAGCTGGACGGACGCCGTTGGGGCGGCTCGAATTTGAGCAGGCAAAAGAGAAAGCCAAGGTGCCTGTCCCTGAGGACATCATCACCACGGAGTCGGCGAAGGCTGCCCGAGAGCAGATGCATAAAAGTTCGGAAGAAGCTCGTCAGGCGGCAGAAAATGTCCGGGCGCGACATATGCTCCAAGACCAGTGGCGTCCAGATCTCATCTCAGGTGGACAACTGGCCGAAAAACAAACCGAGTGGCGATCGACGGTCGCGCAGCTATTTAATATGCCTGACGAACAGGCCCGCGATACCAAAGTGTTTTTCAGCGCCCTGAACAAGAACGTTCAAGCCGCAGCAAAGAGTCTGCCCGGGGCTTTCTCGAATAATGACCTCCTCTTCATGAAAGATCTGGAAGGTGGCCAAACGCTGGATGCTCAAGGTATCCGCAAGTTGCAGATCATTCACGAGAAGATGGAACTGGCCAAGATGGCCAAGCATGACAAATACTTTGAATCGCAGACAGCCAAACCGAGCCTGGCCAAACTAAAGGAATATTACGATAAAGCGGAAGTCATAGAGCCGGGGCGGTTCATTCGCGAGGAACTGCAGGCTAACCCGCATCATATCGATGCTCTGATGAAGAATCCCACCCCTGCTGAAAAAGCTGCGTTCGATAGGGAGTACGGCTACGGCCGGGCGAACTGGATCATAGAGCGCGGAGGGAAACTGGAATGACCTTTGATTATAGCGGGACCCGGATAGATCCCTACGCCAAAGAAAAACCTGCTCCGGTCATCACACCCCCGTCACCGCCCCCACCGATCGACGAGGGCATGATAGATACGATGAAGCGGCGCGGGGGGCAGCTCTGGCAGCAGCACTTCGTGCCGCTCTCCGAGGCCGCAGGGACAGCCGCCCGACACGGGACCGATACGGCTACCTTCGGGATCGGACTCCCTGACAAGCTGGAAGGGCTCTACAACGCCGCCACAGGAAAACCCCCACCTGATCCAGAGCTTCTTGCCGCCGAGCGTCGACGCGTCGACGCCGAGCACCCGACCGCGGCTGCTGTGGGCAGGATCGGTGGCGCGGCTGGGCAAGCCGGAGCAGCCAGTCGTCTGCTCGGCAGAGCCATCCCGGCGCTGGGACGGCCAACCGCACCTTCGCAAGCGGCGAACCAGGGGATTGTCGGCGGGGCGCAAGGGGCAAGTCAGAACATCGCTGAGGCCATCAAGGAAGGTCGCCCTGTCAACCCGTCCCGGCTCGCCTTGTCGACGATCGCCGGTACCGGCTTCGGCGCGGCAGGCGGAGCGCTAGCGTCCAAAGCGGCTGGGTGGACCCCGAGAGGCACCCTCGCACGGACCCTGCCTGAGGGCCTCTCCGCAGCCGAGCGGACCGCGATCGCCCAGCAAGCCCAACGAGCAGCTTTCGCAGGCGCCCCGGACGCTGATCTGGCAACCTTGATGCGGCTCTCCGGAAACCGGCAGGCTCCAGTCATCGAACGGGCGATGCAGCGTGGCATCACCCAACGAACCGGCGAGCCGCTCGATGTAGTCCCGCCGCAACTGGCCGACCGCTTGACGCAGACTCGCGGAGCCCCATTACAGAATCTAGAGGAGATCAAAGGGGCAATCACCAACCGCCCTGCAGCGCCCGAACCACCCCGGCCGATGCGTGGTCGTCAGCTCTCAGTCGGAGGCGGGCTTTGGGGCGGAGTGCCTGCCTTAACCTACCGCGGACCGAGCGGCCCCCCGGCTCCCGGCCCGACCGCCGAGAGGGCGGCCCGCATGATGCAGGACCAGCCCGAGCGCGCCGCCGGACTGCTCGGCCGAGTACCCCTCTTAGAAACGGCTGGAGCATCCCTCACAGGCCAAGCAGGGCGTGCTCCGGCTGAAGAGCTAGCTGCCGGTTTCCTTGGCCTCCGGCCGCCAGAACCCAAGAAGCGGAAGCCCTAAAGTCTGCACATGGCAATAAGCATGGGGGCCACCAGGACAGCGATCCAGAAGAAGGGGTTCATCATCATCCGGAGGAGACCTATACCGGCAGCCAGCGCAACGGGGATGAGCATGATGATGACCAGGATTTCCACAACAGTTCTCCTCGGTCTGATCTGACCGTGAGAAGAGCATATCCCTAATCAGACATATGTGTCAAGTGACTTCATTTCCCCAGGCATCCCAGCCGGGCCGGGCCGGGCCACGTCGGTTGAGTTCGATCTTCGGCACGTTGGGAAACTGCTTCTCGATCAGCTCGACGAACAGCTCTGGCTTCTCGGAGTGCTTGCCGACCGGCGCCTCCAGCACCGAGGGGGCCATGGCGGTAGCTGGGGCGGGCACCTGACCACGAGTCCCGATCAGCAGCAGCTCATGCTCGCCAGTGACCCAATAGCCTGTCCCCCGGCCTTTACCAGGACGCTGCTTGCGCCAGACCATGTGGGTCTTGTAGTCGAAGCCCCAGGCGATCAGCACCTCGAGCGCCTCGGGCAGCATCGGCGCCGTCGCCCACAGGAACAGGACGCAGTCCTTGGCGGCAATGCTCGCGACTGGGCGCCTGGCGATCTCCTCGAGAGAGGATGTCGGGTAGTGGTTCTCAGCTGAGCGGTCCATACCGGTATCGCGCGACCATGGTTCCCATCGCCACTCGGGATCGACGTAGAGCAATCCATAGCGTTTATCCGGCAGCGCAACGATCTTGTCCGCCAGCTCACGCTCGCGATCAGCCCGGCGCTCCTTCTTCGCTTCCGTTGTGAAGAGCGTGTCGGGCGTATGCTCGACCCGCTCGCGAACAGCCTCGACATGCTGCTCAAACTGTGCGGGAGTCATAGCCGCAGTTTTCCGAGCAGCATCGGCCAGCCGCTTGTCAACCCCCACTTCCTTGAGTGTAATGGGGGCTGAAAAACTGGGTTCCCGTCGGAACCCGGTTTTTCCCCGCCCAGGACCACCCCCTTTAGCCTTGGGTTGAGTCTGCATCATCTCACCAAGACGACGCACGGCCCGCACTCTGATGATAACAGCGTCAGCTTCCAGCTGCTTGTTCTTAGCCTGCTTGGCATAAGCCTCCCGGGCTTTCGCTTCGTCACGGATGAGCAGAACCTCATCGACCCGGGTGGCTTCTGAGATAGCACGACAAGCGTCGTCAAACTTTATTATGGGTTGCTGTTTGTCAGTCATTTTTAGCCAACCTTCTGATCTCTGACAAAAGCTCTCCGGTTAATCCATGCACAAGGATCAATGCGTCAAGCAAATCACCCTGTGCATCTTTCAAGATGATCTCGGCGATCTCGGCGATAATTGCCGGCTGTTCATTCAAAGAGGTGTTCCGGTCAATAAAACATCGTGTCGCCAAAGGGGGCGGTAAATCGGTCGCCGCTCGCACATCGGCAAATCTTTGCTTCGTAGCGATCTCCGCAATACGACCAGCATTCACACGGAAATACGCAGCGATGTCATGTTGGCGGTCGCCTCGGGCGAGCATCCCTTTTATAATAGCTGCGTCTTCACTGATTAATGACATTTTGCCAGCTCCTCTTTTAATCGACTCGTCCGAGCTAATTATTTTTCAGAATTTCGGAAGGAATTCTGAAAGCTTTGAAACGATTCCTTTCGGAATGATTTCAAGCTTCCTTACGGAATCTTGAAATTACCGAGAAGGTATTCCTTCCGAAATACCTTCAGCAAACACCTTAAGAAACATATTCTCTTTGCGCTGCAGGGCGCGGGCGATGCGGGCGTCGCAGTCGGAGCCGGACAGATCGACATAAAGACAGCTCTCCGAGGTCGCCCCCATGCGGTGGATCCGATCCTCCAGCTGCGAGCGGGTGTCCAGGCTGTAGCTGTTCTCGAAGAAGATCATCGTCGCGCAGGGGTCCTCCTCGGTGCCGATCAGCGTGTGGCCGTACTTGCCCGCCTCGGCCTGCAGCAGCATGACCCGACATTCAGGCTTGGTGAACTCTTCCTTCTCGGCATCGATCGCTTCGGGCGACATACCACCTCTGATCCAGGCGTAACCGTAAGCTACGAGAAGCCCTGCGAGCATCTCTCCGACCGCGCGATGGCGATAGACGATCACCGTCTTGCCAGTGACCTCTTCGTCGAGGATCTCCTGCAGCAGCTGCAGCCGGGGATTTGTTTCACGTGAAACAAGCGTCAGTGTCTCGCCGTCCTCGTTGATGACGAAGCCGCATTGGATCTGCGAACATTTTTCCCACTTAGCGATGGCGACCTCGACACTGACCCGCACGTTGTCTTCCAGATACAGCAGGAAGTCCTCCTCCATCGCATTGTAGAGCGGCTGCAGGACCGGCCCGAGCTGGTAGCGGCGCGTCGTGTAGGCCTTCTCGGGCAGGCCCTTGAGCCAGTCCTTCTTCTTGGCCTGGAAGGACACCGGCTCGAGGATCTGCCGCAGCCAGTCCTCGTTGAGCGTGCCGACCACCTGCCTGTTCTCCCAGCCCCCCATCTCGCAGAAGCGGGCCCGCCAGCCGAAGTAGGAGAGCCCCTGCTCGGCCCGGATCGCCTTGAGCTGGGCCCAGAGATCCTGCGGTCCCTGGGACATCGGTTTGCCCGAGAGAATGCGGACGACCTTGGCATACGAGGCAATGCCCCGTTTAGGGTAGAGCTTGTGCTCTGTGCCGATGATCGCCGTGGTCTGCTTGGACGTCCGGTTTTTGAGCTTGATACTCTCGTCGATCGCCAGATAGGTGTCCCACACCATGAACTCTTCGAGCGCAGCCTGGCCATTCCTGGTCCGAGTCGCCTCGTAGTTCATGATCAGCACATCAGCTACATTGAGCCCATGATCCGACTTGCCACTCTCGTAGATGAAGAACGAAAAGCCGAGGCCATGCTTCTCGATCTCGTCCGCCCAGCCGCTCTTGAAGCTGTTCGGGCAGATGACCACCAGCCGGTCGACGGCGCCGCAGCGCTTCATCACCTTGAACTCGGTCAAGACGGTGAGCGTCTTGCCGAGGCCCATCTCCATGAAATAGGCATATCCCCGACGCCCGTCGGCCCGGACGATGGCTTCGATCTGGACGGGCGCGAGCTTCAATGGAGTTTCTCCCGGTCAAGCATGTCGTCGTAGGCATCCATGGCGGTCAGATGAAAAACCTCCTGCGCACGATCCAACTCCTCTTCGTCGTGGAGCATCATCCAACTGGCGAACATCTGCGCCAGGACGACCATCGCCACGAAGCCATTACGGTCCTTGAAGAGTGGCGCCACCTGTCGGTAGAGCTCATCGATCTCTGGGCGAAACTCATCCGCCGGGTGCATAGGTCTCTCCGAAGATAGTTGTGACCGCCGTGTCGAAATTGCCGGACAAGCTGGTCCGCGTCGGCCAAGGACACGTGTGATGCTGATCCCAGCGATCTCCCGGTAGACCGAAGCCCAGGTGCCCGTCCTTGTAGCCGACCAGGATCGCCTTGGCGTACGGATTATTAACCTCGTTGAACCGCGCAATCTGATCCTGCTGCTTGACGGTGGCGATCAGCGCCGTACCGGTAACCCGCTTGGCCTCGGCGTAGATCATGTACCGCCGCGTCGTGATCAGCATATCCAAAGTTCCTATAGCATATTTATCCTCGAGACGGCGCGCGAAGGCGCCTTCCTTGAGCAGGACGCGGACGATCTCGCGCTTGAGCGTTGCCTCAAGCATCGGGCGCCTCGACGAACTCAGCCGCAAAGCTGAGATAGCTGATGCCATCCACGTAGTGGTCGGGGTTCTTCGGACTGGTTGCGATACGGGACAGCTTCACCGCATGCATGATCACTGCGATCTCGTAAGGCGTGACCGGCTTGTCGAGAATGGTCGATGCAATCATCGCCGCCCGATCAAATCCATCCTTTGGGCTGCCATAGGTCTCCCGTCGCTTGGCGATCATCATCGCCGCGGTCTTTAGGATCTCTCCGTGCTCGGACATCAGTCTTTTCCTGTTTGAGCCATTCGTCGTGTAGCCTATCGAGGATCTCGGCGCAGGGCTCACAGAACGCATACGCGCTATGGTAATTCTGGCTTTGGCGCAGGCTGTTGCACCTCGGGCATGTAGTTAGGGGCATGTTGGCTTCTCACCATGAGGATACTGAGCTTATCCGCGAGCGCCGCGAGGGCATCGCGGACGGCGGTGAACATCGGCAATTGGTCAGGATCGAGCGTGCCATCCCCGCACATATGCATAGAAATCATCTCATCGAGGACGTCGCCCAAGGGAACCCGCCACATCGGCGCGTCCGGGTCATCACCGTCGCCCATGGCGGGGATGTCGATTTCCAGCATCAGCGGATCGGTTACCGCCGGTCCGCCGCTCCCGTCTCCGTCGAGAAGACTCCACTCAAAGGGCAGCGAGACATAGGGGTCCTCGGTGTCGACCATGTCGTCAGCTAATGTCCCGCCATGCGGGACCAACCTGCACCGGGTCATGCTGCCTCCCGCATATACATATCGGGATAAGATACTTCACCCCAATTCCTTCCACAATGGATCTCGATTGGCATAGGTGTACTTAACCATAAAGGATCGCCGGGGTCCTCCAGAATTGCTCGCAGCTCCGTCGTACCGTGCCCCATCTCCGACTGCCAGATAATACTGTCGTGTATGCTCATTAGAATATCTATCAAACCAGCCCCACAAGCTTCAACCCACTGGCACGCTTCAAGAAGTCTTACTTTCATATGGTCTCCGGCACTTCCTTGAATCACACGAGAAACAGCGACGTGTGTTGAGAGATTCTCGGGGAAATGCTGCCTCCGGCCAAGGATCGTACGCACATAGCCACGTTGACCCGCCACACTTGCGGCATCATCTTTGAACTGTGCTATCTCTGGAAAGGCTCGGAAAAACGAATTGTACAGCCGCTTAGCTTCTACTTCGTCTACATTCAATCTGCCCGCCAAAGTTTTCGGCGTCATCCCGTTGAAAATTGAAAGGCCGAGAGTTTTGGCCTGGTCACGCCCGATCCCCATCAGCTGTGATGCCAAGGTATGGACGTCGATAACAGGCTTGCTGTTGTAGCCCTTGAGCAACCTCTCGCATTTGGCGAAATGGGCATAGAGGCGGGGCTCTTGCTGCGAGTAGTCGGCTTCCTGGAGCATCATACCCTTGTCGGGGACGATCACCGGCCGGACGATCTGGCCGATGGCCTTGTTCCGCTTAGGAAAGGCCTGCAAATTCGGGCCAATACAGGAGAAGCGGCCGAACTTGACGCCGTACTCGCCGTCAGCCATTTGCTTGAGCTCGGGGTGGATCCGGTCGCGGCCGAGCATGGGGGCGAGGAAGGTCGACTTGGTTTTCAATAGCTGGCGCAGCTCCGTCACTTGGCGGCCCGCGGTGCTCCCTTCCAAGGTCTTGCTGGTATAGGATGGCTTTCCCGTATTCGTCTTATATTGCGAGGCTGCGCCTTGACCCGTCATCCAAGCATGAAGCTGGTCTGTGCTGCCCGCCGAGAAGCCCTGCGGGAAGTTCTGCAGACTCTTATCGATCCGCTCGTCCAGGCGGGCGACCGCATCCTCGGCGTAGGCCTGGTCGACCCGAATGCCTCGGCAGCGCATGCGTGCCAGATGTGGGATCAAGTCACATTCCAGGCGATGGACTCGGGCGAGTGTGTGCCCCTGCGAATCGGGAGCGGTGATCTCGTGCTGCTGCACGGCCCACAGAGCATAGGTGCCGCGTACGTCCGAGCACGCGTAGTCCCAGGCCAACCGCCCGTCACCTGGAAGACGCCAAAAGTTGCGCATCTGGACGCGCCGCGTTTTCGCTCCTCCAAACCGTCGCGCCAGTTCATGCAGCAAACGCTCGTCGTCCTTGCCCGGAAAGCCGCGCCGCTCGAGACACGCTTGAAGGTCGTAGGCACGATGATATTCGTAGACCAATACTTCATTGATCTGTGCATCCTCGAGTGGCGCCCCTGGCCAGACCCCGTAATGGCCCGCATGGAAGAGGTCGAACGCGAGATTGAAGCCGACCGTGCGCAGGCCCTGGCGCGTGCGGCCCTGGAAAGCCGCCGCCAGCGCCGCTTCGAAGCGACGGGGGTTGTTGACGTTGCCTGACTCGTGCCGCACCGGCACATAGACCGCCCGATCGCCGTGCGCCACCGCGTAGCCGACCACCTTGGCGTCGATCTCCAGGCCGGTGGTTTCGAGGTCGAAGGCCAGCACTGGAGCGGTTGCCACCAGTGCCAGCGCCAGTTCCTGACGATCAGAAAGCTGCATTCGACGCCCCCGCATGTGGGACGTGATCATCAATCTCCTCGACGCCAAGGACTTTAATCGACGGGTAGAGGGTCTCGAGCCGCTCGGCCTGCGCCATGAACTCGTTGAAGAGCTCCGGATCCGACAGCTCGCCGTGAGCGGTGAAGTTCGGCACGAACCACGACACGCCCGCTCCGCCTTGCCGCTCCTCGGGGATGATCCGGTACAGCTGCCGCAGTGGTGGAACGCCACCGGCCATCCGCAGATCGATCTTCGAGTTAAGCTGCATAATCTTCCGATTCGCCGTGACGGACGGTGTATAGATCACCGGCCCCTCGACGTGCGGATCCAGGATCCTCAGAATCACGGTATAGACGTGCTGCGCGGCCGGCGTGCTGTTCCGGTTGGCGGGGTCGGACGAGCCCCAGTCGAGCAGGCCCGAGGCTTGGACGTTGCGGTTCGTGAACCACTCCACCTTGCCGCCATGTGGCAGCTGGACCTCAAAGCGTTGATTCGGCTTGTCCCATGTCTCACCGTCCGAGGCCTTGGCCAAGAGGACGCTGTCCACACCGCGGACATTCTTAGGCGAGCGAAGCGTCACCGAGTGATGCACGAGCAACACGACGGCGGTTAGCTCTTCGCCCAGATCCTGTTCGAGGATCGAATGATAGAAGCTGCCTGCCCTGAGCTCGTGGTTGGCCTTCACCTCCGGGGACAAGCCCTGCAGGAGCTTGAGCGCCGGGATTTCCATATCGGTAATACCGATATTCCCGAAGCGCCGGAAATGCTGCGGATTGCGGATAGCCGGGGGTGGTGCCTCGACGCGAGGTGCGACTTCGGTAGACTTCTTAACGCGGACTTTCATCAGATTCTCTCCTGGTTATGTGGAAGCATGCCTTCAATCGAAAAGTGCATCTGGCCATCTTTATCGTGCATATTGAGAACTGTTGCACCGCCCGACCGGCCGATGACTTGGCGCAGCATGGTTAAGAACCGCTCCAACGTCATGACGTCCATAGTCTTGACCTCTGCGTCCTCCTCCTCCTCCTCCTCCTCCTCTTCTTCTTCGTCCGAAGGGTCCCACGCTGACGACGTCGAGACGACACGCCAGCCACAGAAAGTGTCCCACGTGCTGCCATCGGCGAATTTGAGGGCATAGACCCGCCCCTCTTCGCGACCGACAAGGTCGCTAAATCGGAACGGTTGCCACTCATCGCCTTGGTAAGGCTGGACATAGGTAACGGCCGGAGGAACCATGATCAGACCCCCTGCTCTAAAGCTATTTGGCGAACATCAATATCAAGCTCTTTGGCCGCAGCAAGCAGTTCCACATGCCGCAGAGTAGAGCTATTCCGTCCGTTCAGAACAAACACACGATAGTCGGGCCACTGCGGATGGTGGGTGACAGCTGTCCGAATCACATTACGCAGGTCGCGCCCGAGAACAGTCTTCTGAGAAGACCAGGTCGTAGGTCGATAACTCTTCAGGACATACTTCTTCTTACCATTCAAAAACACCAACTTCATGTGCGTGTCCACAAACGTATGGAGCTGCCTATATGTGAAGAGCGGGGACTTTCCCATCATATGCGGCTTGATGAGCCCAGCATCGACACACTCGGAGAACTGCGCGCGAGGAATACCCAGATAGCGCGCGGCTTCTGTTATCGTCACATATCGCGCCATGGCTCAGTCCTTTGTGAAGCTCGTATAGGCATATGTATTCGCTTCGATGCCGTCATGCTCGCGCTGCGGCTCGATGCCTTCCTTGATCAGTTCGGCTACGATCGAGTTCATGGTCATGGCCGGCACCATCGCCCGAACCGCGTCGCCCCGGCCGTTATCATGCAGGAACCGGTTGGCAGCCGACTGCTCGTGCACCCGCGCCGTGGTGCGGGAGGAGAGAGTGAAGCGGCCGACCCCATCCAGGGTTATCGAACGGGCATGTGCGGAGCGAAAGGCCGCGGGCAGCTGCTCGTAACTCAGATGTTTGGACAGCTGTTCGGCCTCGGAGGCAAGGACCTTGACGGCTTCGTGATGCTGACGGACGCGCTGCCAGTGCAGCAGCTGCTGATCGAGAGGAGCCGCCGGATCATTGGCGCCCTCGAGCTGGGCGCGCACCTCGCGCAATGTTTCGATAGCCTGCTGAATTGTCGGGACCATGCGTCGATACATCATCACTCTCCTCGCATATCAATGCGTGAGATAAGTCTATTAGTAATCGGCACGGTCTGTCAAGGGCCCTTTCGGCGCCCACTCGGTCCAAGCCCGCTTACAAGGCTCTACATCATGATCGTTGCGGCCAACTGCAGCCTCGGTCTCGGCCGGAATCGGAACCCCATGGATCTGCGCAAAGCGAGCCCGTAGATCACCCAATTTGAATGGAAACCAATATACACGCCCTAAACGACCTCCCAACTGCCTAGACATCATCTCACCAGCTTCAGGACTTAGCATCTCCCGTAAACGCTTTGTGATATGCTGATTAGTCAATGGCTTCGTCGACCTGTCTCCGGCAAAGTGCCGATACAATTCGTTAAAACCAGCATTGAAAGCTGACCTAGTAAAAGGTTCGTCAAAGCCCCAAGTTGGACGTTCTGACTGAATATAACCGCGTGCGAGCATCATCTGCATCGCTTGTTGTATCGGCGTAAGATCAAGTTCGCGATAATTTTCTTCCCGACTGTCACTATGCTTAGTATCCTGAAGTTGCTGCTGGGTAACCGTATAGTCATCGAAGATCTGCCGCAAAGCAAGCAAAAACTCTGGGTTCTTCAGCTTCTCGCGGACAATATCAGTCTCAATTGTACGGACCTGCTGATAAGTAAGCCAATCATCACTTGACAACCCAAGGCTATATTGGGTCGGGGCACGGATGATATACAATGTACGGTCTATCGCACCTGGCTCGTTAAGCTGCGGCTCGGCCTTGTTAGTCAAATATATCGGGATACCGAACACCCATTGTGTACCCTTCGCCCCATATTTCTGATTGATATCAAGCCTACTTTCCCGATGTAACTGTTTGGACAGCGTGAAATTCGTGATCGCATCAGCCTCTTCGATAATGAGCAGACTTGATCCAAGAACCGATTCAAACACATGACGCTCATCGAACACGGCTTCTAAGGACGTCGTCTTGACACTCGCCCCCATGAGAGCGCCCAACACCTCTGCGAAAAACGTCGACTTACCGATCCCCTGGCCACCTGACACAGCCAGTGCGAATTGCGGCTTGATCAACGGATATCGAAGCTTGAAAGCAATCATCTGCATGATTTTAGCCTGATGCTCTGGCTTGTCGGAAAACCAGCTCAGCATCTGATTAAGCGTCACTTGAGCATCATCATAGCTCGCCAGTTCCTCATTCACCAAAGGCGTCGCCCAACCAGGCCCGATATTAATCAAGCTTCGATCATGTTCAGACGCGCGATCATCTATTAGTTGGCCCTTAGGTGTTTGATACAAAAACTTCCCTTGGCCGAAACCAGGAGCAGCAATCCATCCATTAGCCTGTTGCCGGCTCATCTGGTTTTCAAGAATGGTGAAAACCCGCACCAGCTTGCGACCACGCGGGATCGTCTCATTCAAAATCGATCCCAACACCGGCTTCGAATAAAGGGTGAGATTTCCCCCACCTGTTTGTTCCGCTAGATCAATGACGGAACCATTCTCATCCCTCAGGAAAATCAGGTGCTCCTTCATCCGGTCAATTGGGGCAAGATCGAAGCCCTTGAGCATGCGTGAGAGAGCAGCCGCAGCACCCTCTCCGATCCGCTTGCCCAAGGCCGGGTAGCCGGGCATGTCAATCGTATCCTGCCGATTGAAGTCGGCTTCGAAGACCTTGCGCCGCATCTTTAGCTCGGTGTCGTGCGCGAACACCTCTTCGAACAGCCTGCGGGCATCATCGCGGGTAAAGGTCCCACCTTCCTGTTCGGTGACCGCCACCTCGCGCCGGAGCACGCCTGAAACCAGTAGGGCGGTGTTGTGGCGCTCGCCCTCACCCGTAAGGGGGGCTGTCACGATCCGCAGCGCGGCGCCATACACAGCCTGTGTGAGGTCCGCCAAGGCCACATCTCGGATGTGCGGATCACGGCCGGTGGGGCTGTTATAGAACCGAATGTAATCGTCGGGGTAGCAAGAGCCGGGTAGGACGGCAAACACTTTGCTCGAAACCTTGCGTTGAAAGCGGACCTCGAGCTTGACAGTGAACAGTCCGAGCGCCGCCGTGAACTCCAGGTTCTTGAGTCGGGAGCGCCGCTCATCCAGCGAGATATCATCGTCAGGAATAAGCCGAATCAGCCAATGGCCCGTGCCGCCGATCGAATGGCGGCCCCAGTGATTGCGGGTGTCGCCAGTGAGACGTTGGATCTCTTCGCGAAAGGGCCGATAGAACCAATCCAGGGCTAACGCCTTATCCGCATCCGACCACTGTGGTGGCCGAGCACTTTGATCGGCTGTCAGACGGACATCCAGGTCGAGATCGATCAGCGACGGCGATAGCTGGCCGAGCAGATTCAGATCACTCTGCGGCGTGCCGGGTTCGGCCCAGGCATTCGGATCGACAGCCTTGCCGGTTTCCGCGGTGATTTTCGTAAGCGGTTTCTTACCGTGGTGAGCGCCCCAGACAGCTTGAGCCAGTCCCCAGGGGCCAAGGATATCCTTTGTCAACCGTCGCTGTTGGAATAAGCTGCTCGACGGCAACGGGGTGACGTTAACCATAAATATGGTCCTCGAGCTGGCTTGTGTGCTGCGCCGGGGTGAATCAGCGGGGAGTGAAAGCTACGCTTGATGGTTCGGGTATGTCAATGCGCTAGACCTAGTTGACAGGCCATTACATAATACCTTATATAGGGGTTGTGCATGTCGGTGGGTTGGTGCGGGTTGTATCCCCAGGTCCCCGCAGTGTGACCGGCATGAACGGGTGGAATGAGGGGGATCGGTCTTCCTGGCCGATCCCCTTTCTTGTTACAGGATGGCCTTCGCCTTCTCCTCCGGCGTCGCCTCGCGCAAGTCCAACTTCTCATCGAACACCGATATCGAGTTACACTCACGACAAAGCCACATCATCCCCGGCGAGGGAATGCGTGGCTCGGTCGACAGCGTCAGGCTATGTGCGAGGAAGCAGTACGGGCAGATGATCTCTTGCGTCGACAAGGTGGTCGTCATGCCGATGCCCCCTGACCAGGCCGCCGGAAGACCCGCTTGCGAGGGGGTGGCTCGGGTACGACGGGCGGCCGCCCCATTCGCGGCGCGTCAGCTGGGCGCCGAGACTTAGGATCGAATTTACCCATGCGCTCGAGGTGGTCGAAATACATATCCAACGCGCGCCGGATCAACTCCTGTTGAGAAAGGCCGGTCTGATGGCTCAGGGCCTCCAATCGGACCTTGACGATCGGGGGCATGCGAATGGCGGTGATGGCCAGCTTCTGGCCGGCCGGCTTCTTGGGTCGGCTCATTGATGCGGCCCTCCTCGCTTGCGTAGAACCTCGGCAATATCGTCGAGCAGATCGGCAATGAAAGCGAGCCCGGAAGCGGCCTTCGTGGGCGCCTCGGGGAGCACGTCCCAGGGTGGGCCCTCTTCCTTGGCGGCCGCCTTGACAGCCTCGGGCGCATCCGGGGGGACGCCGGGGAGGGTCTTAGGCGTACGGGTCTTGCGGGCCTTGGGAGGGGCCGTGGGGGCCGCCGGCTCGGGCTCTGGGGGTGGAGTAGCGATTGAGGCCGCATAGGCCTTCTGCGCCTCTCTGTAGGCCGTGGCGAGCAACTTGTCCTCATACGACCCGGCACCGAAGGTGACGCTGTAGACATCGCGCTGTTCGTTGTATTCGAATTTGTAGAGCGAGGATTGCTCGATGGCCTGATGGGCCCTCACTTCATCAAGCGCCTCCTCCTCGGTGGGGGCGGGGAAGCCGATATCCTCCTCGTTGCCGGATGTCGGCAGATACGCGACCCAGCCGCCGTTCTCCTGTTCGAGAGTGACATTGAGAGCCTTGGCTTCAGCGAATATGTCAGTCGTCTTGTTCAAGGGATGCTCCTGTTGCAGTGTTGATCAGATGATTGATATATTGCATTTCGTCAAGGCGCATCAATGAAGATCGCGGCGTATCTCCTGTAATGGAATAGCATGGATACCCTGCATCCTATGTGTGGCGGGCTCAGTCGATGGTACAATCCGTGCTTTAAAAGTGCCCCGCATCACGCGCGCACTCGCTGCGGCGTCACTTTTAGCACTGAATATACAACCGGTGGGATGCCACCCTGAAGCACGCTCACCCTCTACCCAAAGTAAAACGCGCCAAGACATGATTAAACTCCTTTGGCTTTCAGAACGGTGCGGACTTCCTTGGCGATCGGTGACCGCCAATGGCTGATATTGTTTAGGATATAGAGCGCTTGCATAGCGCGGGCGCGGCCAGTCATTCCTAAGCCAGCCTTAGCGTATGCTTTGGCATAACCATTGGCTTTGGGATCGGTGAGAATGGCTTGGCAGGCTTCATCGAAAGTCATGGCAGTTGTTCCTCTTCTGTCGCAGACGATCGAGGATCGTGCGAATGTGTTGCTTAACTAATTCAGTGTGCATGCGCTTCCTTTGGTAGGTGAGCCCGACCGAAGCCGGGCTCTGTTGTTTAGTAACAAGTCGTGCGCGTCTCACCGGTCCAAGCGTCCCTCGAGCTCGTGCAGGTGAAGCCTGCATGAGCCGGAGCGATAGCGGCCGTTAGCAGGCCGAGGCCGAGAAAGGCAATCAGGATCTTAGACATAAAGGGTTCTCCAATCGGACCAATGGCGGCCCATGAGCCGGTCCCGTAGGGCCGGCCTTGGGGCGTCACCGGGAGTTACAAGTTACAGTAATGACGACCTTAGACGTCGTATTATCTTTGATCATCTCGTCGGGCACATCGAAGTGCTTGCAGATGGCCTGCCATTTGACCGTTTTGCGCTCGGCGATCGAGACCTTAGCGTGGAACAACAGGCCATCGTGGTCGCCGTCACCGAGGGCGATCAGCTGGTCTCTGGCGTGGTCGGCCTGGAGCTCGAGCTCGGCGATCTTGGCCTTGAGGATGCCGAGCATGTCGGCGGGGTGCGTGGTATCGACGGGAAGGGGAGTGTGAATGTTCATGCCAGCCTCTATGTTCGGTCTTTGTTTCGACCGTGATGTGATCTTAGGGTCGGTCAGGGCTATGTCAAGCCTGTTTTTAAAGATATCCGTGAAAGAGTTCGTCGCCCGCGGTCTCGTACACCTCGATGACGTAGGCGCGGTCCGAAGGGCGGAGGCGGACATTGTAGAGGTAGATCAAATCGTCGTCGTGGTAGGCGTCAGCCGTGCGCCAAGCGTCGTCGAAGCGGGCGTACGGGGTGGCTTGGGTGATATCGAGGACGGTGCGCATGATCTCGGCTCCTTATTCGACAGGCGACCAGCCGACAACGGTGGGGGCGTGGGGAAGATGGTCCAGGTTGCTCGTGCGAAGCGGGACACCGATCGAGGAGACCAGCTGGCCATTCCCGAGGCCCGTGCGCCGATAGGGATGCGTGGTCTTGTACGGCCGCTTGGCGAGGGCATCCGTAAGCCAGAGGTAAACCGGAACTTCGCGCAGGTTCGGAAGGGTGCTGAGAGGGTTCATCGAAGTTCTCCTCGGTCCGGGGTAGGACCGTGAGTTGGTTATATGTCGGATGGGTGTATGTGTCAACAGCATATTTGAATTATTTTCGGGCTGTGTTAGCGTATAAGGTCGATTGGAGAGACAAGCTATGTGGGGACAGACGAGGCGGGAATTGCAACGTGTGATCAATCATGCGGATGATTACGGAGTCAGAGTTATTTACGATGAAGGACTTATCCAGTTTTTGGGCCACGATGACCGGCCGATCTGGGTCGCGGATGATCTGGATGAGGCGAGACGTTTTCTCGGGTTATGCGACGCTCATCCGGGGACGGTGACTCGTCGTGTGAAGGGGCAGGACAAGGCCTTTTTCGAGGGGCTGTTTGCTAAAGTGACACTTTAAGAACCGGAGCTAAGTGAAGTCGCAAATGCTGCAACGAGATGCTGCAACGGCCAAAATGGCGTTGCGGCATTTTCCGAGGGTTGCATCAGCGTTGCGTTAGTGCGATGGGTTTGCTGTTAGCCGCAAGCGGCTGATACGGCGGTGAGATTAGGATGAATTGCAGGATTGCAGCAAATGTTGGACTACAGGGCGCAAGGCATAGGATATAAATGTCACACTCCCTGTATGTTGCAGTGCAGCATGAGGGAAGAGATGTGATTTGGGTGGCTACATAAGGGGAAACCGAATGCTGCAACGATCATAATTTCCGTTTGGCATACCCTCGGATTGGCCCGATCAGGGTGCGTCGTCATCCCGCCGAAGAAGCTGGTTCATGCGCCGGACCAGGCTGGCCATCTCCTGGTTCAGGCCGGCGTCTCGCATGTCAGCCATTCCGCTCGGTAGGGCACGCATCATAGGATCAGGGATCATAGGATCAGGGATCATAGGATCAGGGATCATAGGGCGATCCTCGCCACACAGCCAGCCGCCGGCTGCAGGCATGGCCCGTGCGGTATCGGTTAAAGGTTTAGGTTTCGGCATTCACCGTCTCTCGGGTATCGTCCCAGCCTGTGGAGATATACCTGGCTCAGTGGGCCTGATAACTGATAGGCCAGCTATGCCTGGTTTGGTATAGCTGCCCGCCCTCCCGCTCCTTGCGAGTGTAGCCATCCCAATCAGATATGTCAACTAACTCTTGAGAGTTAGTTGACATATCATCACATATGCTGTATGCTACCAGGGGTGGGGAGGGGCTACCGATATCACATCAGATATGCTAATGTATTAGCATCATCTGATGTGATATATCTGTGGATAACTTGACATATATCTGTGGATAAGATGGCAATTTGGTATAACCCCCCTTGCATCAACATTTTTTGTTGACGCCAACAAACTCAGGCAATGAAATGCAATTTTGATATAAATAATCATATCGAAAGTAATTAAACATCTCACGTGCACACGAGGACACCCGCACAAGGCCGGCTTGACACCCCCCGATCTCCTGCTAGGCTCAGCCAGTTCGAAACGGGACAGGCCGATGGCTGAGCACAAGCCGCCTCAAGGTTCCACCGGCGACAAGCCGGTCCCGACCCATGCCGCACCCCCAAGCCCCCAACGCTCAGAAACCCAGTCCCAGCAAACGCGCCGGCCTGATCAACCCCCGGCCCAGACCCGAAGCGCACAACCCAGCGATAGCCAGAAGTCTCAGATCCGGGACTACTTCCGCAGCCAGGGCAAACAGCCCGAGGACGTGATCTGGGAGATGCAGGGCCTCCAGCTCCGGCTGAAAGACCTCGAATGACCTCCTTTGCCGACCGCACGCCAACCTTCGATGACGATGGGGTGCTGCAAGCTCCGTGGGAGCGGGCAAACCGCCCGCCCGAGCACCTGTCGGCCTCCGACGAGGACCACGACAACCCCTCGCTGGACCATGCCCGATCGTCCGGTCCGAAGGCACCCTTCGACGTCCTGACGCCCAAGGGCTTCCGGCCGTTCTTCCCACCCGAGCCGGATCCCGAGGCCTGCGTCTCGTCTGAGAGCCCTCTGGCCGACAACCCGTTCAATCCGAAGGGTCAGCCGTCCCTCTCCCTGCCGCAGCAGGCGACCCCGCTCACCTCCGATCAGGGCGTCCTCAGCCTGGACGACATGGCTGACAACCAGCGGGCGCTCGACATCGCGGCCACCCAGGACGGCCTCGCCCCGGACGACCCTCGCAATCCGAGGGGAACTCCCGATTACATCGTCGAAGGCGCCACCGATCCGGACGCCCCCCTGACGCTCGTCAGCCTCAACCCCACCACGACCCCGGTCAGCAACGACCCGGTCACTCTGACCCTCCAGGGTGCGGGCTTTCCGCCCGACGCCGCGGTCACCGTCGACGGTGCCCCGGCCACCTCGACCGCAGTTGCCAGCCCGAACCGCTTGACCACGACCTTCGTCCCCGATACCGCCGGGACCAAGCAGATCGCCGTCAACGGTTCCGCGCCGCTGCCGTTCGAGGTCACCCCGGAGGGGATTGACGCTCGCTCGAACTCCAAAACCGGGATCACCCGCCCCCATGGTCGCTGACACCACACCCGGTCCGCCGTTCACCTACGCCGAGCCGACAACGATCACGCCGCATTTCGACAACCCGCAGAACCCGCGCGGCGTCCCCTCGAACCTCTGCGACGGCGCGGCAGACGCCCAGGCCACCAACAGTCAGAAGGTTCAGAATCCGACCCCGCAGCGGCAGCCGCAGGCCGCCAACGTCTATCCGGATCTCAGCACCAACCTGGAGCGCGTCTCGGCCGGCCAGAACCGCAAGCCGCCCGGCGAGATCGTGCCCTGATCCTAGTCGCCGAGCTCACCTCCGCTCCCGATCAGCAGCGTTACCACCGCCACCACGAGCGCAATGCTCGTGCACCAGACGCCGAACACCTGCCAAAGTGACAGCCCAGCCAACAGCGCAGCCGTCACGCTCACCACAGCTGCGACGCCGCTCAGAATCAGTAAACCCAATCGACTGCTCCGCCCGCCAGTGCTATCCCTACCACGGGCTTGGCGAGTGCCCTCCAATCGTTTGCCATGCCAAGTGGCGGCCCGGAGGGATTGCCAGCCCCATCCGGGCCGTCGCGCGCGAGGTGCCTATGCGTCGACCTGGTCAGTCCAAAGAACTCGACATCGAGTACCTGCCGCCCGATCTCGCTCCCATCCCGTATGGGGCTGGCGCCGACGATGACGAAGCCATCCGCACCAGCCTGTACGCCAATTTCGGCAATGTCGGCTTAGCTGCTCGTCAGCTGGGCTGCCTCCCCGGCGCTCTCGCTCGTCGGATCGAACTTCTCCCCTCCCTGAAAGCTGACCGCGACGCCGCCCGCCGGATGATCGTCGACCAGGCCGAAGCCGTCATCATCGAGCAGCTCCTCGATGCCGATCAGCCTGACCGGCGCGACGAGAGCGCCCGCTTCGTCCTGACGTCCTTGGGCAAGACCGTGGGCTGGGGGGCGCAGGCGACGTCCGCGGCCGCCGGCTTCTCGCTGTCGGACGGGTCTGGTAAGCAGCTGACGGTCAAATGGATGACTGACTCCGAGTAGGGGGTGCCCATGCTCGTGTTGACCCCTGCGACCCGGGCCGCCGTCCAAGGCTTAGCCGAGCGAGCTCATCTCGAGCCGTATAGCCAGGTCCATACCCGCCGGCTCTTTCACCAACCCCTGCCCGAACGCGTCCTGATCGTCCCGCATGGCCACCGGGTTACTCTGACCGTGGGGGCCTTCCAGCCCGGCTGGCTCTGCCGGCGGCTCGAGGTCACCGGGCCGGATGTCTGGCCAACAGTCCCGGATGTGTGTCATCTGATGGCGATGTCGCGGTTCAACAGCCCCCTGGAGCAGTGCCTGACGTGGTATGCCGGCTCCCCTGCCCGTCGGACGGTCAACGTCCTCGAGCCCGTCCTGGGTGACTGGTCGCCGTTGAGGTCCTCATGACCGACCCCTCTGTCATCACGCTCCGATATCGGCCGCGGGCGCATTTCCGGCCGTTTCACGACAGCGGCAAGCGATGGCGTTATGTCGTGGCCCATCGCCGGGCCGGTAAATCCGTGTCCTTCATCAACGAGCTGATTAAACGGGCGCTGATGAATCCGCGCGAGGTGCCGGTGCCGCGCTATGCGTATATTGGACCGACGTTCGCACAAGCCAAGGATTTGGTCTGGTCGTATCTCAAGCAATATACACAAGATTTGCCCGGTGTGTCATTCTCGGAAAGCGAATTGACGTGTAAGCTTCCGAATAGAGCTTTGATTACGCTCTATGGTGGTGGGCAGGCTTACAATCGTATTCGCGGGCTCTATTTGGATGGAGCTTGTCTCGATGAGTTCCCGCTTATCAACCCAGAGGCTCTTAACTCAGTTATTCGTCCGGCGCTGGCCGACTACCAGGGTTTTGGAATTGTGGCAGGCACACCCGCTGGGCGCGACCATTTTTTTGACCTTAAAGTTCAAGCGGAAAGCAACCCCGACCTTTGGGACGTCTTCAACATCCCGGTCACTCAGACCGACGCGCTGGACCCGGATGAGCTGGCGGAGATGCAGCGGCAGCTGACGCCGCACCAGTTCGAACGGGAGATGATGTGTTCGTTCGAAGCACCGGTCGAAAATTCCTACTACGGCGATCTCATGGTCCAGGCCCGTATGGATGGCCGTCTCGCCCGCGTCCCCTACGATCCCCGCGCCAAGGTCATTACCGCCTGGGATCTGGGGATGAAAGATCTGACAACGATCTGGTTTGCTCAGAAGATCGGTCAGGAGATCCGTTTTATTGATTTCTACCAGAATAGTGGCAAGGGTCTCGATCACTATGCTCGGATCTTGCAGGAGAAGGGCTATCTGTATGGCTTCCACCTGCTGCCCCACGATATCAAAATCCGCGAGCTGGGCACCGGACGAAGTCGATTTGAGACCCTCCTGTCGCTCGGTCTAGAGCCCATGGTCGTCCCCGATCACTCTATTGCCGACGGAATTTCCGGCGTCCGATCCGTCATTCCGATCAGCTGGTTCGACGAGGCTAAGTGCGAGCTTGGGATTGACGCCCTTCGATCGTATCACGTCCAGACCGCGCCGACCGGCATGACCGTTCGCGATGCTCCGGCGCACACCTGGGCCAGTCATGCGGCTGACGCGATGCGCTATTTCGCCATGGGTCTGCATCTGACCACTGCCTGGGCGCCCGGCGCGCTCCGCCGCAATGTCAAAGGGATTGTTTGATGGATGAGCAGTGGACTGAGTATCGACGATCGCAGCGGGCGCAGATGCGGCCTTACGTTTTTGGCGAAGATCTGACCGGGGTGTCGATCTCGCCGGAAGACATCAAGGCGGGGTCGCCCACCATGGGCGATATGATCGCTCGCAATCCCGCCAATCCCAAGGACCGGTGGCTGGTCAATGCGGCCTATTTCAAAGCCAACTTCGAGTCTGACTGATGTCGACGAGCGGTCTGATTATTGTCGTCATTCTGGTCCTGCTGCTCGTCGGGGTCGCTCCCTGGCACAGCCATAGCGCGGCCTGGGGCTACGGTCCGTCCGGGCTCGTCGGCGTGCTCCTCGTGATTTTTCTCATCCTGCTGCTGACCGGACGACTGTAATGGCCAACCCAGGACGTACCCGCCCCGCCAGCCTCGGTCCGATCGATCCGGACGAGCCGCCGATCCCGCAGCTGTTTCCGAAGCTGCAGCGGGAGCTGGACACGTCGGGCCTCGATAGCGACGAAGATACTGATTATGTCGCGGCTGTCCGGGCCATCATCGAGGATGCACGGGATTACAACGAGAATTACCTTGCCCCGGCACGAGAGTACGCGACCGCGCTCTACAACGGCGAGATCCCCAGCAGTGCCGACGAGGGCCGCTCCTCGATCGTCCTGACCGAGGTCCGCGACCTCGTTCTGGCAATGATGCCGTCACTGGTTCGCTTGTTCACGGCGCAGGAGCATCCGGTCCACTTCCTGCCGCGGACCGAGGAAGATAGTCCGATGGCCGAGGAGGCGCAGGACTACGTGTCCTACGTCTGGACCTACGACAATCCCGGCTTTCTGAATTTGAATGCGATCCTCAAGGACGCCCTCATCAAGCGCACCGGCATTGCCAAGTGGTGGACGGAGCGTGAAGCGGAGGTCGTCGAGCAGACTTACACCAATCTGACCCTCGAGCAGCGTCAGTATGTCATTGCCCAGCCGCGCGTTCAGGTGGTCGAAGAGACCCGTAACGACAGCCCTAAGATCGAGGGCGCGGCGCCAGGACAGCCGACCGTGGGGCCTCCCGGGCCCATGGAGGCGGTGGGGGAGCCCGGCCCGCCCACCGGGCCGGGCGGCCCTCCCAAGGGCATGGGCAAGGTCATCGAGCCGCGCTTCAACATCACCGTGCGCCGGTTCAAACTGACCCCGAAGCACAAGGTCATGGCCGTCCCTCCCGATGAGTTCCGAATCAGTCGGGAAGCTCGCGAGGTGTCGACCGCCGCTTGCGTCGGTCACGAGCGGCTGGTGCCGCTCTCACAGCTGATTGAAATGGGCTATCCGCCCGGCGACATCGCCGACGAGTATGCCGGCTCCGGACCGAGCTATTCGACCGCTGAACAGGAGGCGCGCAGTCCCGGCGGCATGGGCCTGATGCTCAGCAATGCCCGCGATGCGTCCCAGGGCGACCCCCTGATCTGGTTTGGTGAGTGGTTCATCCGCATCGACAAGGACGGCGACGGCGTCCCCGAGCTGCGCCGCATTTGCACGATGGGCGATGGCGACACCATCGTCACCGACGAGCCGGCGCGGCGAGCCAAGTTCGCCCTCTTTTGTCCCGATCCGGAGCCGCATACCGCCATCGGTCATTCGATTGGCGAGCAGGTTGAAGACCTCCAAAACATCAAGACGAACATTTTACGCAACTATCTCGATGGGCTGGCTTCGACGATCTTTCCGCGCCTGGTGGTCGTCGACACCATGGTCAACATGGACGACGTCCGCAGCAACGAAATCGGCGCGCTGATCCGGGCTAAGCAAGGCGATGCGGTGATTCCGTTGAACACGCCGCCGCCGCCGCAGTCGATTCAAGCGACGCTCGAGTACCTCGATTTGATCGGCATGCGCCGGACGGGCGTGACCGAACAGTCGAAGGGATTGGACCCGAAAGCCTTGCAATCGACCTCGACGCCGGGCGTGCAGATGCTCGTCACCGGGGCGCAGGAGCGGATCGAGCTGGTGGCCCGCACGCTGGCCGAGACCGGCTTCCGCGATATGTTCAAGGGTCTACTTCAGGAAATCGTCGAAAATCCGATCCCCGAGCGCATGATTCGGCTGCGTGGCAAGTGGACCAAAGTCAGCCCTGATCAATACGACGCGACCATGGATGTCGAGGTGAATCCCGCGATCGGCCGGGGCTCTGATCAGGACCGGCTGCAGACCTACGCCCAGATTCTGGCCGTTCAGGAGAAGATCATCACGGCTCAGGGCGTCGACAACCCGATGTGCGGACCGATGGAGTTCCGTAATACGCTGACCGACATCATGGCCATTGCCGGACTCAAGAACGTGTCCCGGTACTTTAAGCCGATCGATCCTGAGCAGCTGAAAGAGGCCCTCAAACAGCAGAGCGAGAAGCCGAACGCCGAGATGGTCTTCGCCCAGGCCGAGGCCGATAAGGTCCGGGCCCAGGTGGTCAAGACGCTGACCGACGCGCGGGTGAAGACTATCGAAATGGGTTTGAAAGACGACCGCGAGCGGGACAAGCTCGATGCCGAAATCGGCATCAAGGGGGCCGAGATCCAGACCAAAGGCGCCGAGCTCGACCAGGCGGCGATTCAGATGGCGATCGACGCCACCCGGCCGGAAGAGGCCAAGGCGTCGGCCGACGAGATCCCCAAACCGCCCATGGAGCCCTTTGGAGGCCCTCCACAGCCCCTCCAGCCGCCGGAGGGTGTCCCGGTGCCCCGACAGGCCCCACCGGCCCCACCGGCCTCCCCAGGGGCCTTGCCGCCGCAGTTGAACCTGCCGGCTAACTTCGGGCGGCGCTGATGACCACCCCGATCGACATGCTGCAGCGCGATGAGCGGGCCGCCGAGGCCAAGGCGCTGCTTGATAATCCGCTGCTGCAGGAGATCTACAGCAAGCTGGAGACCGACGCCTTCGAGGCGCTGGTGCACGCCGAGCCGGGCTCGCCGGCTGCCACCGCCTGCCATCTCCGGATCATGGCGCTGCGGGCGATCCAGGCCGACCTCGTCCGCCTCGTTGAAGACCCCAAGATGCTGCGCGCCGCGAGCGAGCGCCGGCGTCGTTTTTCTCAATAGGTGATTCATGGCTGAAACCGATCTCGCCGACCATTTCGAAGACGTCCTCGACCGCGAGGAAGGCAAGCCGCCCGCACAGCGCCGGGCGATGGCCGACCCGGATGAAAGCGTCGCGCAGGAAGATCTCTTCCCGCAGCGGGGGATAGAGGGCGACCCTAACGAGGGGGATGACGACGATCCGCGGCGTCAGGCTGTTGACGACGAGGACGAGGACGACGATGATCGTCCGCCTAAACCGGACGAAGAGGACGACGACGAAGACGCGGCCGAGCTAGACCTGAACCAGGTCGTGCGGGTGACAGTGGACGGACAACCGGCTGAGGTATCGCTCCAAGAAGCGTTACAGGGCTATGTCCGCACCGAGACTTTCCACCGCCGATTGAATCAGCTTCAGCAGGTCGCGCAGCATATCGAACAGGAACGGGCCGTCCTCGCACGAGACCGCGGGTACTACTCGGAACTGATCCCTGCGCTACAGCAGCAGCTCGCCTCACTGCAGCCACAGGAACCCGACTGGGACAAGCTTTACGACGAAAACCCCGTCGAAGCCGCCAAGTTGGAACGCCAGTGGCGCACCTACCGAGAGAGGCTGGGCCAGATGCACTTCGAGCACCGCAAGGTGCAGGAGGAACAAGCGCAGGAGCGGCAGCGGCAAGAGGCGATTTTCGAGGATACGGAACGACGTAAGTTGGCTTCGTGGGTCCCTGAGTGGGCCGACAACAAGCGTTGGGACCGGGACCGGAAATCGATGATCCGCACCGCCATGGCATACGGCTTCTCGGAGCAGGAACTGGGTGGTCTTCGTGACGCGCGACAAACCCTAGTTCTGAGAGATGCCACCAAATGGCGGGAGCTGATGGCTAACAAGCCGAAACCCGTCCGACAGCAAGGATCACTGAGGCCGGGAGCTATCTCGTCACGAGCCGCTCCCAATGGTCACGCCCGAGCTGAGCGCCGTCTCCAACGCACAGGCAGCGTCCGTGACGCGGCACGTGCATTTGAAGTGGATCTCGACCGAGAGGGTTGACCATGGCTAAAGTAGCCAATGCTTTTACGACATATCAGGCAACTGGTAATCGCGAAGATCTGAGCGATCGCATCTATAATATTGACCCCTTTGACACGCCTGGGGTCAGTATGATTGGTCGCCGGAACGTCAAGAACCGGACGTTCGACTGGCAGACCGAGAATATGCCGGTCGTCGACGCCAACAATGCTCAGGAGGAAGGGTTCGAACTGGTCCGTTCGCCCGGGGTCCCGGTCGTGCGGCAGACTAATCTGACTCAGATCTCGAAGCGTGATGCGACTGTGTCGGCCTCGCAGGAGGCCTCCGACGCGGCCGGCAAGAACTCCGAGATGGCCCACCAGATGGCCATCAAATCGAAGGCGCTGAAGAGCGACGTCGAGGTGATCGCCTTCTCGCGCCAGGCCAAGTCCTCGGACGATAGCACCACTGGCATTCGCAAAACCGAGAGCATCCCGCACCAGATCGCGCGGACGGCTGATAAGGCCGGGGCCAAGGGCACCCATGTCTTCGGCACGACGACGGGCTTGCCGGTCGCTTCGACTGATGTGTGGGCCGACCCGGCTGATGTGCCGTTCACCGAGCTGATGCTCGGCGATGCCATGGCCAAGGCCTATGCCGACGGCGCTGAACCGACTCGGCTGATCCTGCCCTACAACTTGAAGCGCAGTTTGGTGCACTTTAAGGGGCGGGAATCGACTCAGGTGATGGTCGGTAAGACCGAGGTGGTGGCGACGGTCGACATCATTGCGACCGATGGCGGCCGGGTGACAGCGATGCCGTCCCGCTGGTTGCCGGTCGATATGGGGCTGCTGCTCGACCCGGAATATGCTCGTCTCGCGTTTTTCCGCAACTTTCGACAGTACCCGATCGCCAAAATCGGCGATGCCGAGACACGGATGATTATCGTCGAGTGGGGCACCCAGGTCGATTCCGGGCTCGCCCATATCATCTTCAACGGCATCATCCCGATCACAGCTCCGGCTCTGATGTCGGCGCAGGCGCAAGGTGGTCTCTCAGTGGAGGATCAGCGTCGGTTGGATCAGGCTGTGCCGCCGGCTCAACTCGAGCGGGAGAAGCCCAAAGAGCCCATCGCACGCGGAAAGTAAGGGCCGTGCCGGAGCGAAAGTTCGTCTATCAGGACGAGACCGGCATGCGCCGGACCCTCGTCTGGGACGAGGCTGAGCCCGATAAGTTCGGGGTGTTCGCGGAAGTGGACATCTCGGGCCTGGCGGCGCTCAACCGCGCTCAGGGCGAGCACGAGAGGGCGTGCGACCGGATGACGACCCTGGCGCGCGTCCCCTTCACCCTCTGGGAGGAGGCGTACAACGCTGACTGGAATGAGCAGCAGTGGACTCGCTTCCTGAACGACCCGGATTTCAAAGACTGCCGCGTCTGGCAAGGGCGCGTGTGAGCTCGGGAGAGCACTGATGGGCGGCGCAGGCAATTCCGGGCAAGAGCCCGGCAGTCAGGTGGCAGTCAGCGGTGGTGGCAACGCCCCGCTGCCGGGGTGGGGCAGCAGCGACGTGCCGGGTAGCGGGAGCGGGACCAATACCGGTGTACCGGGGGCGGACACCGGGTTGGTGAGGTCGCCGTATGAGGACATCACGGCGAGTACCGGCAGCGGTCCTGCAACGGGGCTGTTGGCTGGTAATCCTATGGGTCAATCCTCGACCAGTCTGCTGACCTATGCCGGGCAGGGGAACGCGACGGGCTTTAATCAGACGACGCCGTACCCTGATGCGCCGACGAACAAGGGAGCTCCCACCGGGACTCCTGATAAGAATGATCCGAATTGGAAAGATCCGACCACGATCGTTGCCGCACCGCCGCAACCCATTCCGGAGCCGACACCTGCACCTCTGCCGCCGCCGCCTCCGGCTGATCCATGGGCCGGCCGAGTGCAGATCTTTGGTCCGGGCGCGGAGGGCTTTGCGTCCGATACCTCGGCCCAATGGCTGGCGCGCTGGCCCAGTCAGGCGCAGGCTCAGCAAAAGCCGGGCACGGATAATTGGTATCTGCCGGTTGGTGTGTCGAGGTAAGCCATGGCCGCGGTCTTCCTGGAGGCCTTCTTCGAGACCCTCAAGACTTGGGTCGATGATTTCGACGTCACCGATCCGATGCTAACGTCGTGGATCGCCATGGCGGAGGAGCGGTTCAACAACGAGCTCCGCATCAACGAGATGGTGGTCACCCGGCGGGTGCAGCTGGAGGACCAGTGCGTCCCCCTGCCCGAGGACTTCCTCGAGATGGTGACCTGCCGCTACATCGGGAGCGGCTTGCCGTTACGACATGTCCCAGCCGACGAGTATTACCGGGTCCGGAGCGCGACGGAGTTCTACCTCTCCGGCCCACAGACGACGGCGATCACCTATCTGGATCCGACGACGGGCGCGCCGGTCGGGCCCCTGCCGCGGCAGCCGGCCTTTGTCGACTACCCTGGCCGGAGCGGACCGAAGCTGCCCTTGGCGCGCAATGTCTACACCACCGTGGGGTTGACGCTGCACGTGCATCCAACCGTGGTGACGCCGGACATCGACACCGATCCGACTGAGATCGAGCTGACCTACTACGCCACCGTGCCGCCGCTCGCTGAAGCGGAGGAGCCGACGCTGATATTTAGGCGGGCGCCTAAACTGTACTTATTCGGCTCGCTGGCCGGTTCGGCGGCGTTCTTTGTCGAGGATCAGCGGTCGCAAGTCTGGGACGGCAATACCACGGGCTTGATCCAAGGCATGAACATCGCGGCGCGGCAGAGTGCGATGATTTCCTCGCCGCCGGTCATGCAGATCAGGAGCTTCGGCTAGCTATGAGCTTCACCTACGGCAGTCACAAATACTCGGAGCACCGCTACTCCTGGCTGCCGTCGTGGCTGCGCAAGGTGTGCGAGGCGGGCAGTTGGGTGGCCCAGGCATGTCGCCTGGATGTACGGCGCGACCAGGATGTGCCGGGGAACCAAGATCATGCCGACACCAGTCACACCCAACCTGAACCTCGCAAAACCCGAGGTAAATGGCGTTGAGACCGAAAATACCTGGGGTTTTGACGTCAATGACAACTTCGACAAGATCGACGCCTTCCTCGGGAATTTAGCCACCGGCGAAGACGCGCCGATCGACGGCGTCCTCTATGGCCGGCAGGACAAGGCCTGGGTGCCTGCAGCCACTGCCGATCACAGTCACGATACGTCGGAGATCGTCGGCTTCGACGAGGATATCGACGACCGGGTCGCCGGGCTCCTGGTCGCCGGTACCAACATCACCCTCAACTACGACGATGACGCGGGTGAGCTGCTGATCAGCGCCATTGCCGGCGGCGGTAGCGGCGTCGCGTCGGGTGATTGGGGTGATGTCGTCGTCAGCGCCGCCGGGACGGTCTGGACCATCGATCAGGAGGCGGTGACCTTCGTCAAGATGCAGACCATGGCCTCCGGCTACATGCTGGGGCGGTTCACGACCGGTCAGGGCATCATCGAGCAGCTGTCGCTGAACCAGGTCAGGGACGCCATCGGGGCGGCGTCTGGGGCACACACTCACCCGATCTCCGACATCGTTGGCTTGCAGCCGGCGCTTGATGGCAAGGTCAGCCGAACCGGCGACACGATGACCGGACCCTTGGTCGTCCCTGGTGCAACAGTGACGGCCAATGACCTTGCCATTCGTACCGCCGGCTCAGCCTCCCTCGTTCTGGATAAGAAGCAATCGGGGCAGGTAAATGGCATCTATGGCCGGCAGAACGCGGTCCCGCGCTGGGTGCTGCGGCCGGGCAATGACTTGGCCGAGGGCGGCGGCAACGCCGGCTCGAACTTCGACCTCTTGAGGTATGCCGACAACGGCACGCTTCTCGGACGGGCTTTTGAAATTCGGCGCAATGACGGGTCGATGACCATCGACGGGGCGGTCACCGCGCCGGCTTTTACTCCCAGTTTGGGGATGCTTACCCTAGGGGGGTATGGCGGAGCGGGCGTCAACGCTGGAATTCTCTATTTCGGCAATACGGGCACCAAATACCTGCATTTTGACGGGTCTGGCTTCAATTTTAACGGGTCGCGTCTGATCGCGAACACGGACGTCACGGCCTATCATGGGGCAGGGACCGACGGCGCGATCTACCTCAACAAGGCCGAGACGGCTTTTCTGAAGTACGAGGCCGGCGCCTACAGCCTGGTCGGCGGCAATCTGAATGCCGCGGGCATCACCTGCACCAGCCTGAACCTGAGCGGTGGTCCGTTCACCGGCGTCGGCGCCATTACCTGCACCAGCTTGGACGCCGGCACAGGGGCGATCAAAGGCGGCCCGGTCACCTGTTCGAGCTTGAACCTGACCGGACCATTTACCTGCACCGCGTTGACCTGCACGACGATCGCGGCGACGGGGGCGATCACCTCGAAGACCACGGCGACGTCCGGTTCGGTTCAGTTTGGCGCGAGCGGAGCGAGCCTGGCTTACAGTGGTGGGGCTTACAGCCTTACGGGCGGGCACTTCACCGCCAGCAATCAGATTAATGCGCTTGGGAGCATCAGTGCGGCCGGGTATCGGTGCCGGCCCGGCTACAACGGCGCGCTCAAACCCAACGTCTTCAATTTCGATTGGGACGGGCAGCTCAGGGCTTGGATGGATGATGCGTACATCGGGACGGTGTACACGACGGCTCTGCTCGAGAAGGATCTCCAGCCTTTAAAGGACGAGATTGCCGATCTGCGGGCCCGGCTCGAGCGGCTGGAAGCGCGCTGATGGGCTTCCGCTTTGGCCAGGACCGCTACTCCGAACACCGCTATTCGTGGCTGACCGAATGGGTAGGCAAGCGCTGTGAGCCCAAGGGCTGGGTGGTGCCACTGCCGTGCCCGCCGATCCCCTTAGAGGAACCGCTCAATGGCAGCGACAACGCCGGTGCTGGGGCTCGCCAAGCCCGACATCAATGGTCCAGAAACCAACAACGTCTGGGGCTTCGACCTTAACGACAACTTCGACAAGATCGATGAGGCCACCGGCGTTCTGATCGATCGGGTTGAAGTCATCGAGATCAGTGGGGGCCCGCCCGGTCCTCAAGGGCCGCCAGGTGTTCCGGGTCCGACCGGGCTGCAGGGTCCGGAGGGTCCTATCGGCGCGCCTGGTCCGCCTGGGCCGGCGAGCACCGTGCCGGGCCCTCAGGGGCCGGCAGGGCCTATAGGAGCTCCTGGTCCGAGCGGCAGTGTGACGACGATCTCCGACACACCCCCAGCTAATCCGAACCAAGGGCAAACCTGGTGGGAGAGCGACACTGGTGATTACTTCATAAATTTTGACGACGGCTCATCGAAACAGTGGGTGCGTGTGAATCATGGGCCGCAGGGCTTGCCGGGTCCGGCAGGGCCGGCAGGGCCTGCTGGCACACCTGGAATCAGTGGGCCGAGTACCCCCGCGTCTCCGACGGCGCCCGGCACAGCTGGGACAATCGTGTGGGATGCTGGCTGGATTTACGTTTGTACGGCGACCAATACGTGGAAACGCGCCCGGCTGGAGCCGCTGTGGCCGACAGCTTATGTCGCGGGACAGTGGTATGTCACCGCCGGGATTTCTTCGATTTCGGCGGGTGGTGCTCCGGGCGCCGGGTCGATCCGGCTCTATCCTGGCTTCATCGAAGATACCATTACCCTCAATGCGCTGGGGGTCAGGGTCAACACGCTGTCCGCAGGTGGGAATGTCCAACTGGCGGTCTATGCGAATGATCCTCTTCTGAATAAGGCGACAGGCCTGGCTCTAGCGTCGACGGCATCGATTTCAACGGCTGCGACAGGAGCCTTCAATGCTGCCGTGAATGTTCAGCTCAAACGCGGCCTGCATTGGTTTGCGTCGAATTGTGATAACGGGGTCGCCAGCTTCGAGTCGATCGGCGCCAATGCCGGCGAGTTCGCCGCGATCATGGGGTCGACAAATCAGGCTGCAGCGCTGGGTGGGGGCAGTGCCATCCTGATCGGTAAGACAGTGGCCCAGGCCTTCGGCACGTGGCCGGACCTGACATCTGCGACCTTCGCTGATCTGTCGACATCGGCCCTTCCGATCATTCAGTTCAAGGGGGCGAGCGTCCCATAATGGCTTACGATTTCCCCAGCAATCCGGCGAATGGCCAGACCTATAACGGCTATGTCTGGAACGGTTACGCCTGGGTGCCGCCTGTGGCGGCTGTCAGCGGCAGTGTGACGACGATCGCCGATACACCCCCCGCCAACCCGGCGCAGGGGCAAACCTGGTGGGAGAGCGATACCGGCGGCCATTTCATCAACTACGATGACGGCACGTCACAACAATGGGTGCAGCTCAACGAGTCGATTGGGCCGGCGCTGGCGGGAATGGTGCCGACGACGCGACAGATCCTCGGAGCCTCGTTGGCGACGGGCGGTGGGGATCTCTCGGCTAATCGCACGATCACGGTTGCTGAGACGTCTCAGGCTGAGGCTCAAGCCGGCACGGGCGCGAATGGCGCCATGACGGCGCGCCGCTTCACGGACGCGCTCCGCATTATTTATCCCGACATCACCCCGTGGCAGTATGGGGCGACGGGGAGCGATCCCATCGCGGATATGGCGGCGGTGACGGCCGCCTTTCAGGATGCAGTCGCCCTCAAGCGGCCGGTGCTCTTGCGAGGCACGCTGTTCTTCTCTGCGCCCCAGGCATCGACCTACAACTTCGCCAACCGAGATGCGACACACTCGATCCACGTCTGCGTGAAGATGCTGAGCGGGCTCCAGGTCTATGGCCGGGACGCGCGGATCCGGGTCAAGCCGCCGACGACCTGGACCCAAGGCCCAAACCAACGCGCGGTGCTGTTCGGGACCGACCGTAACATGACGCCGGGCACCATCAGCGACGTGCTCTTTGACGACATCACCTTTGATTTCAACCATGAGTTTGGGGCGGTTCACTCGTACACCTACGCTTTCAACGCTATCGGCGTGGACAAGCTTCAGCGCCGCAACCTCAAGATTTTGTCGAGCGGAAACCGTGTCGGGCGCGGTCTGTGGACGGAGAATTGCCGCTATCGCAAAGACATCAACATCCACCATCAGAACATCACTCAGGGCGGCTATCTGCGCTATGACGATGATCAAACCTGGCACAACCTGTCTTTCGATACGTTTACCGAAGCCATCGACATTGACAGCATGTGCAACCGTGTCTCGGGGAGCGGCCTGAGATTTCGGAACGGGCAGTCGGAGGCGCAATGCCTCGATCTCTCGGGTGTCAGGGACATCACTCTGTCCGATATCCAGGCACAAGCCTGCGGCGCGATCATGTTTCTCTACGACAAGCCGGACAACTGGCCGACCTACGCGGAGTGGCTGGCCAATGAGGGGGTGGTCACATCGACAGCCGTCACGAGTCGAGATGTCAGTCTGAGTGGTGTGAAAGCCACCGCGATGCTGAATGTCGCCGACAGCACTCTGATGATCGGGAATTACCGAGACAGCACGTCTCATCCCGGCTGGGAAGGCTACGATCCTCCGGCGTATGTCACTTTGCGGGACATCGACATTGAAGGGGGCAACCGTGTTGCGGTCCACGAGTGCCTCGACCTGAAGATCGACGGTCTCCGCTTACGGAACATGAGCCCGGGCGTCAGCAACCGGGAAGGCGCTGCCCTCGTTCTCCAACAGTCCACGCACGACACGGCTGCTACCGCCGGCGCCAGGCTGGTCGGTTCGGTCAGAGATGTTCTGGTGGAGAACTCTCAGGGTATGGGCGTGATCGTCAATGCCCCGGAAAACCTCGACCTCGATGGGATCACTGTCCGCGGCTATAACCTTCAGGGCAATGCCGCGACCAACCTGGGCGTTTCCATCGAGCGGTCTGGCATCAAAGGTGGAATGCGCCGGATCGGACGGGTGTCGGTCGAAGGCGGCCCGGCCAACGCGACCGACCTGCGTATTCTGGAGACCACCGGCAGTGAGGCCCTCTATCGATATTCGCTGGAAGGACCGTTTGCCCTCAAGAGTACGGCTGTGGGCACTGTCAACTGTGATGTTCGGGTCGGGCCGAGCCTGATGCGACGGACAGTGATTCCGCTGGATCGGGCTGACTTGACAACAGCGACGGGACTTGCATCCAAGATTTACCCGTTGGTTCACGATACCTTGAACTATCATCGTCTCATCTACGCGGCGATTATCAATGCCTCGGCCATCACAGGTAATTTGAACAACTACATCTTAGCCCGCCTGAGATTATCTGTGGCTGGAACGGCAACATCGGTGTCCGGAGCGGCCATCAATCTCGATAACGTATCGCGCGTCGCGGACCAGGAGACTCCATTCCCGTTTACGGTCAACGCCCCTCAGACCCTGATTGATCCGGGGAGCACGCTGCATCTTGACCTGAGTCGGACCGGAACTGGATCGGTCCAAGCTGGCCTGGCCGTCGTGGTTGTGACAGTTCCTTATACAAAAGTTTGATAAGGCGGCGCTCTGATGGCTTACGATTTTCCAACCAGTCCGACGAACGGTCAGACGGCGAACGGCTACATTTGGAACGGCTATGCCTGGCTGGGTGGGGCGCCTGCAGGCGGTAGCGGTGGAGTAGCGATTTCCATCGGAGATGATCCGCCTGACACACCGACGGACGGTCAGCTCTGGTTTGAGAGCGATACCGGGGCCTTTTTCATATACTACGATGACGGCACGTCGCAGGCGTGGGTGCAGGTCAATAATGTTGCCCTGCCGGCTGAGCCGTTGGCGGAATTTACCGCGACCTACACGGTGTCGTCGACTTTCGCCGGCTACACCGGCCATACCGGGACAGGCGCCGGGTTGCGAGACGGTATCGCGACCGGGTCGGCATCCGTCTGGGGCAACAACAGTGAGCCCACCCCTTTCATCAAGGCTGATCTGGGTTCGACCAAGAGTATCGATCACATCGATGTCATGGCTATTCCGGCAGCTTTCGATGGCTGGGGCATCTCGTATCTCAATGGAACGGCTGTCACGGGCTCCACCGATGATGTATCCTACACAGCTATTGCTGTCATCACGGGCGTCGTCGAGGGTGTTTATAAGAGTATTCCGGTCGGAGCAAACTACCGATACATCAAGATCGGCAAGCCGAGCGGTGATTTAGCCTTGAGCGAGTTTAGGATCTACTGATGTACGATTTTCCGACGAGCCCGACGAACGGTCAGATCGAGAATGGCTACACCTGGAATGGCTATGCCTGGGTATTGCCGCCGCTGACGGGTGAGGGTGGTGGCCCTAGCGTCACCGACGGCGACAAGGGCGACATCGTTGTGTCCGGCACGGGCACCACCTGGATGTTCGATACTGCCGTTGTCACCGCGGCGGCGAAGACCCTGCTGGATGACACGACCGTTGGAGCGATGCTCACGACGCTCGGGGCGGCGCCGGCTTCACACACCCACACCGTCTCGCAGATTTCCGATATCGCTACGACCTATCAGCCGCTCGATGCGGATCTGACGGCCTTGGCGGCGCTGGCGGGCACCAACCTCATCTATTACCGGAGCGCGGCCAACACCTGGTCGCCGGTCACCATTGGAGCCAACCTAAGCTTCACCAGTGGTACGCTCAACGGATTGGTGACGCCTCAGCCGCTCGACGCCACCCTGACCGCCTTGGCTGCGCTCAACACCACCATCGGCTTGGTCGAGCAGACCGGCACGGACACCTTCACCAAGCGCGGCATCACCGTCTCGACCAGCGCTCCGTCGGGTGGCGCTGACGGCGACCTCTGGTTCCAAGTTTGATGGCCGACAAGGTCATCTTTCTGACGACACCCGGCGCCGGCACCTGGACAGTCCCGGCCGACTGGTCAGCCGTCAACAAGGTCGAATGCATCGGCGGCGGTGGCAGTTGCCGGAACATCAGTGATGCCACCGGCGGGGGTGGTGGCGGTGCCTATAGCTCGCGTAGCAACATCCCAGGGCTGGCCGGTACGATCAATTTCTCGGTCGGTGCCGGTGGCACCGGTGCCGCGGGCAATCCTCCTGGTGGCGACACGTGGTTCGGTGCGACGACGCTCGCAGCGTCGCTCGTTGGCGCCCAGGGGGGTAGTTCGGCAAGCGTTGGATCGGGTGCTGCGGGAGGTCAGGCGTCAGCCGGGTTCCCAGCCACTGGCGGTGTCCGCAATTCGGGGGGCGATGGTGGGACGGGCAGTGTAGCTGTTCTGACGGGTGGCGGTGGTGGTGGTGCAGGTGGGCCAGGCGGTGCAGGTGGTCGGGGCGGCGACGGCGATACCTTGGCCTCCGGTGCGGACTGTGGTGGCGGTGGTGGCGCTGGAGCTGGTTTGACCACGGCTGGTGGTGCGGGCGGAGCTGGTACGCTTGTGGCCGGTGCTGGAGGGACCGATGCCAGTGGTGGTGGTGCGGGCGGCGCGGGCGGCGCGGTTGTCGGTGACGATGCGATAGCCGTGACAGGCATGTGGACGTCGACAGCCGGCCCTGGTGCGGCAACAGGTGGCGGCGGTGGTGGCGGTGGTTCGTCGACAGGCACGCCCGGCCGCGGTGCGGCCTATGGGGGTGGTACGGGTGGTCGGGGCGGGTCTTTTACGGCCGTCCCCGCCGCTGCAGGCATCATCATCATCACCTACACGCCCCCAAGTCCAACTGTGCAGGTTAAGCATGGGGGCATCTGGAAGCGGGCTCTGTCGCAGTGGGTCAGAGTCGGTGGCGTCTGGAAGCAGGCCGCGGTCAGCGTCAAGAGCGCGGGTGTCTGGAAGCCGCTTAAGCGATGGGGGTTCGCCTGATGGTCAAGGAAGTGATCGAGCAAACGATTGAGAGCTTGAAGTCGTCACCTATGCTGCTCGGGGTGATCTTGCTCAATGCCATGATGGTCGCCGGCGCAGGGTGGTTTCTGGCGTCGCTCGCTGCGGCTCAGCAGGCGCGCTTTCAGACCTTGATGCAGGCCTGCTTGGCGAGGCTGTCATGAGGCTACCCGCACCTGCACGCGACGTACTCACCCTGATCCGCGTGACCGAGACGTCGCGCGACGACCGCACCGCCTATGAGACGATCTATGGGCACCACGAGGATGAACTGACCAAGCCGATCACCAGGATGACGGTCGCCGAGCTGCAGCACTGTCAGCCGGGCTTCTCAGAGACTTGGGGCTCGTCGGCAAGTGGTGCTTATCAGTTCATGTTCGCCACGCTTGGCGATCTGACAGAGCAGGGCTGCTGTAAATCGGGCGACATCTTCGATCCCGCATTACAGGACAAGCTCGGCTTCGATCTGCTGAAGCGGCGCGGCTACGATGACTGGGTGGCGTTCAAGTCGACGACCGACGATTTCATGATCGGGTTGGCCAAGGAGTGGGCGTCGTTCCCTGTCCCTTACGACATGCAGGGGGCCAGCCGGTGGGTCACGCGCGGCCAGAGCTACTACGCCGGGGATGGCGTCAACAAGGCGCTGATCTCGCCCGAGGAAGTCTGGGAGGCGTGCGAGAGCGCCCGCGAAGGTGAGATCTACATCAGAACTATCACTGTCTCGTCACGCTCCCCCATCCAGATCGTGATTGAGGAAGACGGGTGAATGCCCCACACTGCCTTAGGAGACCACCATGCGTGATGCCGTCGGCCGGACCGGCCTGAAGCTGTCCCAGCTCAAGGCCAAGGGGAAACCCGAGAATCCTTTCGCGAAAAAGAAGGGATCGAGTGAGTTTCCGACCCTGGAGTCCACCAACTTCTTCGACCCCAAATCTCTCAATATGAGAGCGGGGAAAGGATCGGCGCTACCTCGCCGCAAGGCCGCTCCGCTCGAGATGGAGTTCGGCAGTGTCAGCGGGCCGGAGCGCAAGAAGCCACAAAAGAAGTCCATGCCCATGAAGGGGCTCGACCCGAGCGAGGTATACTAGATGCCGAAGAACTCAGCCAAGCCGATCGCCAAGGGCGCCTCGAAGCAGTTCGGCGGGGGCTCGGGCAAGACCCCCTTCCCGACCACGCCGAAGAAGGCCACGGCCTCGATGATGGGCTCTGCCCCGCCGAGCGAGGCGCCGCAGAAGTCCATCGCCCGGAAGGATGCCCGCAAGAATACCGTCAAGGCCGGCGGCAAGTCCGTCTTCTAGGAGGCTGCTCTGCCGGACTCAGTCACCGAGTATTACGATCTCGTCAAACCCGAGATCGACGCCTCCCAGGATACCTGGGGCGAGAAGCTCAACGCCAACCTCGATAAGCTCGACGCGGCGTTGCGCAACTGCGTCGTGGTCAACAGCCCACCCTCGTTCTCGACCCCGCTGACCGGGCAGGGGAGTACGATCCCGTTCTACCTGCCGGATCAGCCAAGCGGCGCCGTCATCACCCACACGCAACTGGCGGCGACGCAGGGCTATGTCGACAAGCGCATCCGCTACCTCCTGAACTTCTTCTTCAAGACCAATGCCATCATGCTGTGGTGGGGGGACTGGGGGACGGTGCCGGCGGGGTGGTCCTTCTGCGATGGCACGCTCGGCTCACCTGACCTCCGCGACCGCTTCGTCCTCTGCGCTGGCAGTCATTTGGCGGCGAAGGCAGCCGGCGGCACGCCCTCGGCCTTTCCCGGCGAGCACACGCACGCGCTCTCGTACAACACCTACCCGGGGCCGGCCGGCGGTCCGATCATCCCGGTTAACAACGCCCAGGCGGTCTACCCTGGCAACTCCTCCACGCTGCCCTATGTCGCGATGATGTACATCAGAAAATACGCGGACTGGTAGATGCCCGCGATCCCGATTTCCATCGAGCCGGGCGTTGTCCGCAATCTGACCCAGGCGGGCGTCGGCGGCCACTGGTACGACAGCCACCTGATCCGCTGGGTGACCGGTCGGCTGCGGCCGATTCTCGGCTGGGAAACGATGGTCCTCAACGCCTTCGGTGATTTCCCCTCGCCGATCCGCGCGATGCACCGCTGGGTCGATCTATCGGGCCGGGAGCGGGTCGCGGTGCTCTGTGAGACCAAGCTCTACGTGATCGAGGGGTCGGACATCACCGACATCTCGCCGA